TCATTGTGCATGAATTTATTTACAGCGGTCTGCTAATCGAGCGCCACTTAGAAAAGCTAGGCCATGAGTTTGTTTGTTTAAACGGCAGCATTAAAACAAAACAGAAGCGCAAGAATTATCAGCAGTTTAGGAAGGAGGCCTCGTCACGCTTCCTTATTATGAATTGGCGCTCGGGAGGCACAGGCGGCAACTATCAAATCTCGCCGCACATGCATTTCTATGAGACGCCAGTGTCGCCGATCGAGCGCAAGCAAACGGAAGGCCGCATTCGGCGTCGGGATAGCAAGGTCAAGCGGGTGCATTATTCGGACAGTATTATTAAGGGATCGATTGAGGAGGACATTCTCGGTTTCCTAAAAGAAGGCCGGGACTTGTACGCCGATTTGATGGGATGGCAAAGCATAGCTAGGGAAATTAGAAAACTTTAGGAGGTTGCGATGAATTTTTATGAATTTATGAAAGCATCTTGTGTTGGTCAAGATGATCCTGTGGGGGACTTGGCCGGAGATTTGATGCACGACAAAGATTTTGATAGGTCTTTGCATAGTGCAAGAGACTGGCAGAAAACTTTGGGATTGGAGGATCCCGAACATCCTAAGGGCTATTGTTTTGATTCTCACCAAGATAGTTTGGACATATGGTGGGGAGGTTATGAGTACTGGATACAATGTGACCGACTAGACACCCCTGAAAAGTTTTTGACTTGGATAATACATCTAACGGAAAAAAATTGGGAGGGCATGACACCAAGGAAAATAGGCCTTTTAACTGGGGATTTAGACAGAAGATTTCATTGGAATCTTCCTTTTGGTTGTTAATAGTGAACGTCCTAGAAATACTCAACCGATATAATATCGACTATGTAGATAGGGGAAACAATGTGGCCAAAGGAAATGTCAATGTACAATGCCCGTGGTGCGGTGAGGATGACCATTCACAGCACTTGGGAATCAACTTGGAGACTGGTATGTGGGGTTGTTGGAGAAACGTTAAACACCGAGGCCGTAAGCTGTACAGACTGCTCGCAAAGCTGACTGGGCTGAGTTCAGCAGAGGCTCGACGTGCTACGGGGGAGGGTGCACTGCGGGCAGTACAGCAGGGCGATATGGAGCGGGCAGTACAGGGCTTGACAGAGGGCCCTGAGAGCATTGCAGAGCGTACTGACAGCCCAGTCATACAGCTCTACCCCACTTTCCGCGAGATGTACGCTCCAGGGGTACATCCGATGCAAGCGGAGTCCCGATTCCGAAACTACCTCGTGGCACGTGGTTTTCCGAGGCACAATCATAAAAGGCTGGTACATCAATACGACCTCCGATACTGTGTGGCAGGCCGTTTTTCGGATCGTCTTATAATTCCGATATATGAAAACGGGAAGTTGATGACATGGATTGCTCGATCAGTTTACAAGGACGCCAGCTTGCGGTACCTAGCTCTCGAGGAGGAGGAATCGGTGAAGCAGGTGAAGGATTGCTTGTACAATTACGACGCGGCCATGGAAGGGGGAGATGTTTTGTTTTTTGTTGAGGGCGCATTGGATGCAATGAAAATAGATTTCTACAGTCAGCGGAACGGAGTTCGTGCTGTGGGATTATTTAATATGAATTTGGAGGCCGAGCAGCAGGAGTTGGTTAATAATTTGCACGGTCGTTTTCTAAAGCATATAATTTTGTTGGACGAAGGCCAGCTGTCACAGTCACTAGACTTGCAAGCTAGGCTGGAGCCGTTACTGGGTCACGTCCTAGTAAGATTTATGAAACCGGAATGGAATGCCAAGGATCCGGGAGATCTTACGCCACGCCAAGTTAGGAGACTGGACGGCCGAATTTAACTGAGGAGAGTAATATGACAGATATGGTGATGAGCAAGTACGCACAACGGATGATGAATGAAGGTTTTAGAAATGCTTACTACATCGGTCGTTATCAAATATATGATAAGGATGAAACCAATCGGCCTCCGCACCGAATTTACTATATCGGGCACGGCGACGCTTTTGGAGTTATAATGCCGGAGGGCAGGAAGAAGGTAGGCTACCAAATTTGGGGTATAAGTTGGGTTAGGGGTAGGTCTACAAAGTTGGACAAGGCCATAGCGGCCGCGCTGAAAGGAAAGTTTCCTAACTTGCGGCACAACATCCAAATTGATAAGAGGGCGATCAAGCATGGCAAACAATTCATCAAGCCAACATGGATACACGGGGAGACGCCGAAGGCTTTTGCTAAGAAGGCGAACGACAAACTCCCGATCAGGGGACGGAAGAGGACGAGGAGGAAGCTCAACATATGAGCCCGAGTGGACGGCAGCGTTGGAAGGCTACACGGTTCGTATAATCAATAAGAACTTGTGGCGCTTTGCCAACGTGATGGCATTTGATGATGCCTACCAGGAGGCCTACGTTAAATTCCTCGAGCTGCGTGACAGGTATGCAGGACAGATAGATTCCCCGAAGTGGTTTATGGCACTATATAAAACATCGCTGGCCAATAGAATTACTGACTTTGCCAACCAGGGTCGCAGGTTTAGGAGGCAGGTGTGTTTCACTGACCTTGGGGATACAATGGGATCGGATGGCGACATAGTTCCCTACCAGGAATTGTTGGAAGGGGATTTGGATACGGAGGCCTTGTTTGAAATAAAGCTTGACGAGGCTCCAGACTACGTTCGGCAAGTGTTGGCGCTTATAATTAGAAGTAGGCCTGACATGCTCGATGCAGTAACCGAGTCCTGGTTTGACAGAGGCAAGACAAAGGATGGCGGCAATCAATTTCTGTGCGCCTTGTTGGGATACGACCACCGCGAGGTTGATTTGGTTTATGCGGTTCGGCATTACTTGGAGGAGGTTTTATGATGAACGGAAAGTTACTGGTCACAAAATGTATGACCACAGAGACGGCGCACCGCTTATGTAATTATACAGGCAAGTGTGCTCACATCCACGGCCACAGTTATCGGTGGGAGGTTACAGCGGCCTTAAGCAACGACTCCATATCAAAGTACAATTCCATATCGGTTGACTTTGGGGAGTTGAAGGATGCCATGCGTAAAATTATCTACGCACGTTTTGACCATGCACTTGTACTTTTTAGGGAGGATCCTTTGTATGGCTCGTCGGATGGTATGATGCGGTTTGCTACTGATGACAGCAATCAAAAGATTGTGTGGCTCGACCGAAATCCAACGGCAGAAGTATTTGCTGAGGACACGGCCAAACACTTGCAAGAATATTTCCGCAAGATGGAGTGCGGGGAAGAGCCCGGCCTTGCCAACGCTGACGAGGCACAGAGCACGTGGGTTGACATATTACGTGTGAGGGTGTGGGAAACTGCTGACAGTTATGGTCAGTGGGAAGGAAGACGTAAGACAAAATAGGCAAAGTTGACTTGTATATATATTTGCAGGGGCGATTGCGCCCAAATTTAAACGCAAGGAGAAAGTAGCATGGCAAGACGTAAAAAGAAATCGGATGTACAGACGATCGAGGAAGAAGTCCTGGCCGCGGTGCCCAAGGTCAAGCGCAAGAAAGGCGAGAAGCTTCAAAAGTTCTTGCTGCGGGTCGTAAAGGCCATAGCGCAACTGGACGAGGAGTCTTGGGACGAGCTGTCAGAGGAAGCGCAGGATTGGTATGACAATGCTGCCGAGGCCGCTAACGAGTCCGAAGAGTTGCCCGAGTTTACTGCGGCGGGTGAGGAAGAAGAGGAAGAGGAAGAGGAAGAGGAAGAGGAAGAGGAAGAGGAAGAGGAAGAGGAGGAAGAAGAGGAAGAAGAGGAAGAGGAAGAGGAAGAGGAAGAGGAAGAGGAGGAAGAGGAGGAAGAGGAGGAAGAGGAAGAGGAAGAGGAAGACGAATCCCTGGAGGTCGAGGATATTGAGAAGGGAGACTTTGTCGCAATCGAAACCGACGAGGATGAGTTCACCGGAGAAGTGAAAGGTATCTCCTCGCGCGGCGTCGTTACTTTGCTAGTCGACGACGACAAGGTCAAAATCAAGGAAGCTGATATGACCTGGATAAGTAAGGCCGACAGGCCCGAACCGAAGAAAGGTCGCAGTCGCAGTCGCTCGCGCGGTGGGGAAAAGAAGACGCCGGTCGGACAGTCAATCCGCGAAGCTGTTTGCAAGTTCCCAGGTCTGGCCGAAGACAAAATAGCTGCCAGGCTGAAGAAAGCAGGTATTGATGTCAATGCGTCGACGTTGCGGGTATGCTATCGCGACGCGCATAGCATTATAGATCTGTTAAAGGCTGAGGGCTGGAAGAAGGCCAAAAAGTAAGAACGGCCTTCCAGCAAAGATAACAGCCGAATGAAGTTTAGTGGTGCCAACCTACCGCAGCCCGGGACCTTCATGGTTCCGGGTTTTTTTTATGGGAGTAAATAGTGGACGAAACAACCCGAAGTCATAACGAAAACATGGTGAGAAATATTCTCATATTCCTTGAGGGCGCTAACCACAACAGGGAAGGCCTCAAAGATACGCCTGCTCGGGTGGTAAATATGTGGGCGGAGATATTTGGCGGATATCATATAGACCCAGCCGATCTTATTACGACGTTCTCAGAGACAGAAAATTACGACCAAATTATTATATTGAGGAACATCGAGTTCTTCTCAACTTGCGAGCATCATATGATGACGTTCTCAGGCCTAGGCCATGTTGCCTACCTTCCTGACAAGAAGGTGATTGGTATAAGTAAGTTGGCGAGGTTGCTAGACTGTTTTGCAAAGCGCTTATCAATTCAGGAACGCATTTGTCAGCAAGTAACACAAGCCCTGACCGATTATCTCAAGCCCCAGGGAGCGGCCTGCATACTTGTGGCTCGACATCAGTGCATGCAATGCCGTGGTGTGAGTAAACAAGAGGCTGAAATGATTACCTCAAGTTTGACTGGTGTGTTTAGGGAGCCCAACGCACACGCAGAACTATTGGCCTTAATAGGATCTGTGTAGTGGAACGTTTGAGAGTGGCCTTGGATAGCGGAGCCTTCTCCCTGTACAACCAAAAGTTCGCGCATAGTCGCACAGGCATGGAATCGGATAGGGACCTGGCCAATTACGATTACTATAAGACGCCCGAGTTTGAGGCCATGCTTGAGGACTACATAGGATTCTGCTTGGAGCATCAAGACAAGTTAGATTTCTATGTGACCATGGACATTATCTACAATGCTAAGGCCTCTTGGGAAGTGCAGGAGTACATGGATTCGTGCGGCCTCGTTCCAGTTCCAGTATTCCACTACGGGGAACCGTGGAAGTATTTAGAAAGGTATTTAGAAAAGTATGAGTATGTAGGAGTAGGAGGCCTCGGCCAACGTGCATCAGTACAATCCTACATAGCATTCGGCGACGAAATATTCAAACGTGTATGTGATAGCAGAGGCAGGCCGCAGAACAAGATGCACGGCTTTGCTATGACGTCGGTCCAGCTTATGAAAAGGTATCCGTGGTATAGTTGCGACAGTAGTACATGGACCAGCCTGTCGCGTAACGGCTGGGCGCGGTTCCCTCGTCTTACCAAGTCGGGAGAATACGACTGGCTGCGGAAACCGATCTCATGGCGTTTTACAGAGCGGTCTCGGCATGCGCCCGTACACATTGACAAGCAATCCGAATTGTCAAAGCGTTACATGGAAAAGTACCTGGCCGAGACATTTGGGTTTACGTTTGCAGATGTTTCGACAGGGTACTTCGGACGAGACGTTTGTAACGCTGGCCACACATTCTTAATGGCAATGGCGTTGAAGAAGTATTACAAGGAGAAGTGGGATTTCGAGGAGGGAGCAAACATCTACATTGCAGGCCATCCCGGTTGCGGCATGTCGTTGGGAGTGGTTAAAAGAGAAATGACATATGCTGCCAGGCCGCTTCCGCTTGACGAGCCAGTAAGATATTTGGGGTCATACTTCTATCCGAAGGAGACCAATATTTTGTTTGAGGCCATGCGTCCATCTAAAAGGAGAAAACTAAAATGATATTCAACAGGGAGAGCATGCTGGAGTCACTAGACGTGGCCAAGCTTGCAATAGACCAGCGCGAGTTTATTCCGATCCTCGCTCACTTCTGTTTCCAGGGCAAGTCGGTAACGGCCTACAATGACTTCATCGGAATACAAGTGGCCTTCCAGACCAACTTTGTCTGCGCGCTACAGGCCAACATACTGTTGCGACTTTTGAATAGCGTGGACACGGCCGATGTTGAAATCGGATTTACAGATCAACGGGTGTTTTTTAAATCTGGTAAGTCCAGGACAGGGGTACGTGCAAGGCTGCCTTACATGGAGGAAGAAGACTTCTTCTTTAAGTGGCCGAACCTCAAACGGTTGAGTAGTTACAAGTTGTCTAAAGCTCAAGCTGCCAGCATGTTTACAGGCCTCGAGTTATGTCTGTCCTCGGTGGGCGATCAAACGCCTGCGCAGATGGGGATTACGCTAGGACACAAGGAAGGCCGCCTGCGTATGTACAGCACAAACAACAAGGCCATCAGCACATACAGTATGAAGGATTGGGGCGAAGGTTTCGATAACAAAATACTGTCAACAATATTCTGTAAGGCGTTGCTAAAGGCGCGAGCGACATTCGGCGACAAGAATGTAACGTTTGCTATGGCCGACGACTTTGTGGTTGTCAGTTTCGGAGATGCTTGCAAGGTGTACGGCAAGCTGGTAAACAACAAGGACCCGCTGGACTTCGAAAAAGTAATCGACGCCTATGTGCCTAAAGAATACAAAACAAAGCGGCAGGAGATAGCACCTGGCCTGGCGGAAGGCTTTGAACGCGCCCTGCTTATGCTGTCTACGGATTTAACAAAGGCCGTGACAGTTACGCTCGACCTTAAAACTGTAACAGTGGAGGCCAAGTCCCCGCTTGGTAAGCTGAAGTCGGGCGCCAAGTTCAGTAAGGAATTTAAGCGTGACAAGTTTAACGTGGATGCTGAGTTGGCATGCAAGGCCATAGCGGGTGCATCCCATGTGTACTTCGGCAAGGGTGTCATAATATTTTCTAAAGGGTTATACATGCATCTACTCGGGACACAGGCCACCAAATAGTGAGTTTCTTTTACGAACAAAACGGAGTATCCAAAAAGAAAAAAGCTGGCGCAGATATGCCAGTGGAGTTGATGCATAAGCTTACCTGCAAGGCCTGCCCCAGGAATAAGGATAACAAACTAATACACGCCAAAATGCTGCCGACAGGCACAGCCAAGCCTGGCAGAGTGTATATACTGGGAGAGGCACCCGGGGAGACTGAGGATGTACAAGGCCGCCAGTTTGTAGGCAGGTCTGGTAAATATTTGCGGGCGCAGATACCGCGTAGTTGGGAGAAGCAAATACGTTGGAATAATACTATCCGATGCAGGCCTCCTAACAATCGTAACCCGTTGCCCAACGAGATAGAGTGTTGCCGGCCTTTGCAGCGAGCTGACATCGAGCAGTATAAGCCCGAGGTCATAATACTTGTAGGCCTCGTGCCAACGAACTGGTTGCTAGGAGCAGGGAAGCAGGGCATCAACGCATGGCGAGGTCGCTATGTACCAGTTAAAGTAGGCGAACACGTTTGCTGGGCATATCCGATCTTGCACCCTGCAGGAGTATTGCGTAGGAGTGGTGGCCACAAGTATAAGTCCGAGGTCGAGAAGGTTTTTGAAATGGACTTGAAGTGTTTGTTTAGGGCACTGAACAAAGGCCTGCCTGCTCCCGAAGTAATCAGCAAAGGTTATACCGACAAGATAACTTGGATACGGAACGGCAACAAGGCCGACGTTGATAGGGTGCGTAGCATACTGACTGAGATGGCTAAGGAAAAGGTATGCTCGGTAGATATTGAGACAAAGAACTTGCGGCCTTACAAAAAGGACTCTCGTATTTTATCTTGCAGTGTAACCACAAAGCATCACGGTACCTTTGTCTTTCCGGTGCAGAGAAAAGGATTTTGGAAAACAGAGGCCTTGGAGAAAACCATTTGCGCAGTTTTGAAGGAATTCCTTTTTACCAGCGGACAAAAGGTTTGCCATAATACCAAATTTGAGCAGGAATGGTTCGCATACTACTTTGGCATGCAGGCTGTGCTTAATACAAAGTGGGCAGATACTATGGCACAGGCTTACGCCCTGGATAGTAGGAAAGGCATGCTCAACTTGGACGTTCTCATCTTCCTCCATTTCGGATTCCGACTTAAGGCCTTGTCGGATATAGACACTAGGAAGGATATGGAGAAATACACCATTCACGAACTGTGTGAATATAATGGCCTGGATACAAAATACACGCTGGCCTTGTTTTATAAGCTGCGGCCGATAGTACGTAGGGAAGGGCTTTCTAAGGTTGTCTTAGAACGTGTACGAACCGGCGCGACGCTTGTTGGGGCCCAACTGCTGGGTGTACCTGCAAACAAGGCAACGGCCGATCGGTTGGGGAAGGAACTGTCGCGGGCAATACGTTTGCAAGTACGGAAAGGTCGACGTACAAAAGCGTGGAAGAAGTTCGTGGCAAAAGTCGGCCGTGATCCGAATCCAGACAGCCACCCAGACATGGTGGAACTGTTTGACAAGATTATGCACGTGAAGGAAGTTAAGACGGCCTCGGGCGGCGTAACAACCAAGGACGAGGTGCTGTCTAAACTGTCGCCGAAGAAATACCCGGTGGCGCCGGTGATATTGCAAGTACGAAGCCTGGCCACAATTAAGGGCACGTTTATTGACCCTTTAGAAGGCCTTGTATATCCGGACGGACGTTTGCATACAAGCTATGGCCATCTGTTCACGGCATCGGGCAGGTTAAACAGCGAAGACCCTAATTTGCAGAACTGGCCTAACCATACTGTATGGAAAAAGATACGGGAAATAATCGAAGAGGAATTCCGCGATGTTGTTAGTTTTGACTATGGGCAAATTGAGGCTCGAGTTATTGCCATGGCCTCGCAGGACGATACATTCGTGCAGATGCTTTGGGATGAATATGACGTGCATGCGGAATGGGCCCAGCGCCTGGTTGACGAGTACCATGGATGCCTGCGGGCCATCGGAATCAAAGGCAAGTTTAGCGACTCGGCCGTTGCCAAGCAATATCGGCAGGAAGTTAAGAACAAGTGGGTCTTCCCGTTATTCTTCGGCGCCAATGAATACTCGGTAGCAGGTAATCTCAACTTGCCGCAAGATGTGGCCTCATACCTGTATCACGAATTTTGGTCGATATTTGAAGGTATCCACGAATGGCAGAAGGAACTAACAAGCCTGTACGACCGCCGAGGATATGTCGAAACACTTACAGGCCGCCGACGTTATGCGCCGTGCAGTTACAACGAGCAAATCAATCACCCGATCCAAGGCACGGCCTCTGATATAGTTATAGATGCATCTACTCGGCTACAGGATAAAGGTATACAGTTCAATTTGAACGTACATGACGACCTTACGTTCTTAATGAAAGCAACCAAAAAGGCAGTGCGGCGCATAGCTCGAGAGATGTGCAGGCCGACGTTCGACTTTGTCAATGTGCCGTTAGTAATTGAGGTGAAGTCGGGGCCGAACTGGTATGCCCAAAAAGAGATCGGCGTATTTAGTAGCAACAAAACGTTCAACCATCATTGAGGGGAACAACATGACTAAAATGATACATTGTTCAAAAAGGGACGCCGCGGTATTAGTTAGGTATGGACATAGGGTTTATTCCGAAGTAGATGAGGACCTCAATCCTACCTCCTTTTTTACAATGCCGGAAGGCACATTATCAGAATACAGTATTAACAAACGGCCGAGGGGACAACGTCGCCCTAATAGAGGCCACATACCTTCCACTGCAATACTAAAACTAACAAAAGCCACTCCACATTTTGTAATGAGGAACACAAAGATGGAGAACGTGTACATTGCCACCCGGGATCTACTTGCACAAAAGAAATACGGTGGCAAAATAGAACGCAGGAAGTTGGAAGATTATTTGATCGGAAAACTGAAAATGGGTGCCACACACGTGGCCAGCACAGTATCCCAGCTGATTTATACAAAGAAGGCCCTTGAGGAAGTAAAATGAAGGCTAAGAAACCACGCCGCAATTTGGACCCATTCCACGTGCGTTATCGCCCTCAGACGCTCCGCGACGTCATTGGGCAGTCTAGTACAGTGTCAGCACTGCAAAACCTCGACAAAGGGCGGACAATCCCGCACAGCTTCCTATTCACGGGCCCGTCGGGAGTGGGCAAAACCACGCTCGCTCGGTTATTGGGAAAATCGACATTTTGGTTGGTGGATCCCCCAAACGTTATGGAAATTGATGCGGCCACCAATTCTGGCGTGGACGACATGCGGCATATTAAGAGGTATGTGGAAACTCCAGCTTTTGGAAGCAATCCACGGCGCCTGCTAATTATTGATGAGTGCCATTCGCTGTCGAAGAATGCATGGCAGAGTTGGCTGAAGATAATTGAGGAGCCTCCCAAGCATCTGCGGATCGCATTCTGCACAACCGAGGCCACCAAGGTTCCGAAGACAATCAAAACCAGGTGCCACACATTTAACCTTAGTTCGGTGCCAATAACGGAAATCGTCCAGCTACTCGATGAAGTGCTGTTCGCCGAGCAGGAGAAACTATCTACCGCATCCTTGCGGGCCATAGCAAACAAGGCAGACGGCAGTGTGCGGATGGCGCTTGTATATTTATCTATGTGCATCGGCTGTAAAGATAAGGCCGCTGTGCTGCGGATGTTGGACGAGTACGAAGACGACATGGACTTGCCGATAGAAATTTGCAGGGCCATAGTTCGCAAAGACACATTTTGGAAAGTGCTGCCACTGATAAAGGAATTGGAGACCGACAACGTGGAAGGCGTCCGAATACTGACCTGCAATTATGTGGCCAAAGTATTGTTTGGCATGAAGAAGGGCAACGACAAAGCCGGGTGGTTGATGGAAATATTAGAAGAACTGTCAGAACCGTTTAACCCGGCATTGAAAAAGGCGCCGCTGATATTAGCGGTGGGGAGGTTATTGTATTGAACAAAATAATGCAGCACTTGGAGGCAGGCCTGAGAATAAACAAGGAAAATCTTGACGAGGAAGTGGCAAACCTGCCGAGCGTGTTCTACACGGTATCGGACCACTACTTGGAAGCCTTAAAACATTCCAAACGTTTGCAGGAACGGTTAGACAGAACTTTCGCTCGGCTTGCGTCGGCCATGAGATCGGCAGCGCAGGCAGAGGGAGGAGCAAGGGCAATCACGGAGACGCAACTAAAGCAGGAGGTCCTAATACATCCAAAGTATCGGAAGTTGAAGGCCAAGCTTGTTTCGGCGCAGTATGTGCAGGATAGATGGTCTGCACTGAAGGATGGATACATACAAAAAAGCTTTTCATTGAAAGGCCTTGTATCCTTGGCCGTTAGCGAGCAATATCAATCACCGCATTCAACCAGGACAGGTAGGAAACGGTAAACCAGGAGAAGTAGCATGGCACGAAGAAACAAACGCAAGAGAAGAAGCAAAGAGAAGACAGGCCGCAGCAGGAAGCGTCGCGGAGGCACTGGGTACAAGTACAAGCCACGCAGCAAGAAGAAGTGGCAGGAACGTGCCGAGCAAAGCGGATACTCTCGCCGCAGTATGTTCGTGGACGAGATAAAACTGTACCGCGTTAAGGAAGGCGACAATCTTGTTAGGATCTTGCCGCCAACCTTTGAGGATGCCGACCATTATGGTTATGAGATCTTTGTGCATTACGGCATCGGTCCAGACAATGATGCTTTCCTCGACCTTAACAAGATGCAGGACGAGGCCGACCCGATCAATGAGGAGCGCAACCGCGCATTGAAGGACAATGACAAGGACTACGCTGACAAGCTGCAAAGCAGGAAGCGTGTTCTCTGTTACATTATTGACCGGGACGACGAGGAGGCGGGCCTCCAGCTGTGGAGTATGCCGTGGACGTTAGACGCTGATGTAACAACGTTGGCCGTTGATAAGCGTACTGGCGAGGTGTTGGATATTGATGATCCCGAGGACGGGTACGACATTGAGTTTACTAGGACAGGCAAGGGTATTAACACCAAGTATGTTGGCGTGGCCATTGCTAGAAGTTCTAGTCCGCTTGAAAACGACTCGGCTTTGGAGGAAGCAATGGAGCGGCCGCTGACTGATTGCCTCAAATACTACGAATACGACGAGATCCAAAAAGTATTTGACGCAGGAGGAGGAGCGTACGACGACGAGGAAGAGGAAGAAGAGGAGGAAGACAAGCCGAAGAAGCGCGGCCGCAAGAAGGACAAAGCAAAGAAGCGTGGCCACCGCAGGGACGAGGAAGAGGAGGAAGAGGAGGAAGAGGAGGAAGATGCTCCGGAAGTTACATGGGGAGAAGTAATGGCCATGGACTTTGACGACCTTGCCGATCTCATTGAGGACGAGAACCTCGAAATTGACTTGGACGAGGTTGACGAGGATGATGAGGATGAACTCGACGATCTCAAGGCCGAGGTGTGCGAAGAACTAGGACTTAAGAAGCCGAAGAAACGCAAACCGAAGAAGTCCGAGAAGAAAAAGCTGCGGAAACGTGGCCGCCGTAGATGAGTAGACGGAAACGAAAGGCGACACGGACTGTACGGCGGCCCGCCAAGCTGCCGGCAAGACGGAGGCGCAACAAGATCACGGCCGCTGTTGATTACTTTGTAGGTAACAAAGGATTGACGTTTTTCAGCAGCGGTTGTGTCTTGTTGGATATGGCCTTGGGCGGAGGGTACGCCCAGGGCCGTGTGATAAATGTTGTTGGGGATAAGAGCACCGGCAAAACGTTACTGGCCATTGAGGCTTGTGCGAATTTTGCTCTTACCTTTCCTACCGGCTTAATTCGATACAAGGAGGCCGAGGCGGCGTTTGATAAAGGTTATGCAGAAGTTTTAGGGATGCCACTCGACCGAGTATCATTTGAGGAAGAGTTTGACACCGTTGAGGAACTGCAAAAGGATATCGAGGCATTCGCGGCCAAGTGCAAGAAGAAACGCGCACCTGGCCTGTACATTGTAGACAGCTTGGATGCACTGTCCGACAAGGCCGAGCAGGAAAGGGATATGGACAAGGGCACCTATAACCTTGCCAAGCCCAAATTGATGTCGGAGATGTTTCGGCGTGATAAGCGCAAGTGGCAGAAGGCCAAGATAACGCTTATGATAATTTCTCAAGTCCGAGACAAAATCAATGCCACGTTCGGCAGGAAGTGGACGAGGAGCGGCGGTCGTGCATTGGACTTTTATGCGTCTCAGGTTTTGTACTTGGCCGAGATTAAGAAGATGTACAAGACCGTCCGTACAGTTAAGCGGGCGCATGGCGTGGTAATACGGGCCAAGGTAACAAAGAACAAGGTAGGCATTCCGTTTAGGGAGGTCGACTTCAGTTTGATATTTGGTTACGGCATTGACGACGTACTGGCCTCCATAGAATGGCTGAAATCAACTAAGGGACTAAGGCTGATAAATTTGCCCGCTTCTTGTAGGCCAGTGCAGGAAGCAAAGAAAGTGAAAGCCCTGCCGCGGGCAAAACGTCTTAAGCGTATTGAGAAAATTAAGGCAGCCGTAAAGCAGGCCTGGATAGAAATTGAAAAGGACTTCCTACCAACCGAGAGGAAATACTGATGATGAGTTTTATCTTTTACAAGGACAAAGCAGGCAAGTGGCGCTGGCGTTTGACGTCGACCGCCAACCGGAAGATTGTAGGGGCATCAACACAGGGATTCGCAACGCGATCCCTCGCTGGTAATAACGCGGTCTTGGTGTCGAAGGGGCTGGCCGAAGAAGGCTTTAGATGAAAATGAAGAGGACTGAAATTAGTGCCAAGTGTGAGGCTAGATCCAAACTAGGTTTGTATCTTCGCAGGCAGGGAATGACTTTCAGGGAGATAGGAGAAAAGCTTGGAGTGGGAGCTGCCCGAGCCCAGCAGATTGTTAATCGTGGTCGTCGATATGAGAAAAAAGCTGCCATTATGAACGGCACTTGTGAAGGCCATTGATTCTAGCAATTGATCCCGGCAATTTAGGCGGCCTTGCTTTCCTCGGGACGCGCGACAGCACACTGCTCGCGCTTTACTCCATGCCCCTCACAGAGTCGCTGTCAGCAGGGCATACACGCCATTTCATCGACGGAGAGCGGGTAGCGCAGCTCGTTCAGCAGTATCAGCCCGTCTGCGCGGTTGTAGAGCGTGTCAGCAGTCGTCCGGGACAAGGAGTCGCGGGTGTTTTCGCGTTTGGGCGCGGTGTTGGGGTACTGGAGGGGGTATTGCAGGCGCTCGGCATTCCTATCAGTTATGTGGTGCCGCAAGTATGGAAAAGGCACCACGGCCTTATTAAACAACCGAAGCGGGCCAGCCTGGAAATGGCTAGGGAGCTATATCCGGAGGCAGACATGCCATTAGTGAAGCACGAGGGAAGGGCAGAGGCCATTCTTATCGGGCTTTGGAAAATTGAACAGTGGAGAGAATTATGAAGGCAATAGATTTTGAACAAAGTACCAAGAGTTTGGGAAGGCCGATCGGAACAACAGAAGATGAGTGCGGGCCTCTCAATGTTTACTGCGACAGAAAGCATTGTATATCTTGTTGGCAGCCAACTTGGTGGGATCGTTTAAGACTTTTGTTCGGCGGAAATATATGGCTGTGGGTATGGTCTGGGGACACTCAGCCTCCAGTGGCGATACAGACAGTGGACCCTTGGAGAAATAAATGAAGGCAAGGGAGCCACACGCAAAAAAGGTTTTCATATTTACATGGCGCGGTAAGGCGCCTCTTGTTGTTGAAATAGAGGCCACTAGCTTGGGCAAGGCTTGGCGAGAGTTTCGGCGGCACTACGAACCACATGCTAAAAAGAAACACTGGACCGTACTGGGGTAGACTATGGCTGACAAGAAGAAACAGCACCCGTGGCGAAAGTGGAGGCCCCAACCAAAAAGAAACATTGGACTGTATTGGGGGAGGCCATGAAACAAAAGTATATTGAAGAACGCGTAAGGCCGTGGTTTAAATTTGGAGAATATGAAAGCGGCCGCGTTGATATTTCTGACTCTCAGGGAGATATATTCACAAACTTGGATTCTGCCACTGCTGCAATTTTGTTAGGTGAGCGAGACCGACATATAAAACGAGTTACGGAGATCATAAATGCTATTGATTAGCGATTTGCATTTGACAGACAATGAGGCCGACGAGTATCGGTGGAAGATATTTGATTGGGTGGCAGAGTATTACGATGCTGAGGGCGACAAGAATTTGTTAATACTCGGCGATCTTACCGATTCTAAGGACCACCACTCAGCCAAGCTTGTCTACCGAATTATTTGGCAGCTAAATTGGCTTCGGGATAAAGGCATGGAAATCTTTATTCTCAAAGGTAACCACGACTATATTGATCCTGACATGCCATTCTTCGGCTTCCTGGATTTGTTTACCTATATCAATTACATTACCCATCCTAAGATGTGGTTGATACAAGGCCTGGAATGTTTATTCCTGCCACACACTAGGAATCCGATAGGGGAGTGGGAGGCCTGCAAGTTTGTGAGGATGAAAAAGTATAGGGACAAGGCCGATCTAATATTTATGCATCAATCCGTTATTGGGAGTGTTACATCCAATAATTACAAAATGACTGAGGGCTTGCGACAAAGTTATTTCAAACGTTTCAAAGGCCGAGTGATTTCTGGCGATATTCACGTGCCTCAAGAGTGCGGCCTGGTAACATATGTAGGAGCGCCTTATAGTGTTCGATTCAACGACCACTACGATCCACGTGCTATTGAGATTAGCCCTTCAATGGGCGGCAGTGACATAATGTATGGAAATCTATTTCCCAACATTCCAGGCCGCCGTACGCTGGACATTAAGAGCGTGTTTGATATTGAGGCGCCCAAGGGCTTCCAAGTAAAGATCCGAGTCCATATGTCGGAGACAACTATGTGGGCCGACGTTAAGGAAGACGTGGCGGCCGAGTGTAAGAAGCGAGGCCTGATCCTCAGTTCTCTGCACCTCATAAAGGAAGGCAAACTGCCATTGCGTAAGAAAGCAAAGGCAGCCGAGATAAAGAAGCCCAGCGAGGTTGTGACACATTACGGCAAGCGACACGGCCTTAGTATCAAATCAATAAATACAGGCCGGAGAATAGTGGAGAATAAGCAATGATGAAATGGATAGGTTTGGCTATTGCAGCCATAGCGACAGCATCGGTCCTGTTTATTACTTCCGAGCCCAAGCACACACTGGTCATGTGCGAGTTTAAGAACATGACCAAAGCCTATCGGACAACCCAGGCCGAGGCCAACGATAACAGCTTTTTGATTACAGTGTACCAAGGAAATCGTATTTTCATGTTTCCTAGGACTGGGTTGACGGCCTGCTATGATTTGGATAAGGAGGACAATGAAACTCCGTAAAATAGAGTTTGTAGGCCTCAAAGCTTTTGTAGATAAGGCCACGTTCACTTTCGGGCGCGAACCTGGGCTCTACTTCCTGCAGGGCGGTGAGAATAGGCAGGATCCAGCACTCGGCAGCAACGGTGTTGGCAAGTCCACAATCTGGTCCATACTTTGCTGGATACTGTTTGGCAAAACACCGGACGGGCTACGAGCTGGTGACTTGCAATCGTGGCAGTCCAATAGGAAGGGTTATAAAGGCAAGCTATGGATAGGCCGCAGTGTTATCGAGCGCACGTGGCGTCCTAACTCGCTTACATACGATGGCCAAGTAGTATCCCAGGCCGAACTCGAGGATAGAGTAGGGATCGACTTTGACACGTTTGTGACTACTGTCCTCATCTCACAAGGCGAGCCAATGTTCTTTGACCTGTCGGCTGTGAGGAAGCTGTCAATATTTACCTCCTTGCTACAGCTAGATGAGTGGATTGAATACAGCGATGCGGCCAAGCTACAGGCGGCCGATTTGCAGGAAGCCATAAACAAGAAGGCAGTTATCATTGGCAGAACAGAAGGCCAACTAGATGGGCTGGACGTTGGTATGCTAAAGGAAAAGAAGGAGAACTTTCGATCTGAACGTTACAATGAAATGACGTCCCTCCAACCCGAGTTAAGGGAACTGAAGGCTGACAGTAAAAAGCTGACCAAGCGTATTGCTAAGGCCAAGTCGTTTAAGGAGAAGATGCGGGTACAGCTGGAAGGGCTTGATGCCGATAGTTTCATGGCCAAAGAGGCCCGCACAATCTTAAAGAACGAATCGGTGGTGTTAAATGTAGAGTGGGTGACGGACCAGGCCAAACATACCGAAATTTTACAGAAGCAAACCCACCTTCGAAAGCACAAGGGAAAACTGTGTTTGGTATGCGGCCAGAAAGTAACTGCGACCGTTGCTAAGAAGCAGATCGTTGGGCTAGGCAAACAAGCAATGGTAATAGACGAGGACAACCTCCAACGTAGTGTCAAATTGCGGGAGGCCAAGGAGGAGATAGAGGCGTTAGACGGCGTGATAAAGAAGCACGATTTCGACTACCGAAAAACGAAGCGCCGCCTTGACAAATTTGACGGACAGTGGGAGGACTTGCAGGCCGACTATTCCGACGTCAAAGCCGCCGTGAAAATACTGGCCGCAAAGCTGAAAGATGTGCATACCAAAAAGAATCCTTTTGCGCCGATGTTAAAGGCCGCCTTAAACAAGGAGAAAGAACTGCTGGGACGTTTAAAGAAACGCAAGTCAGCACAGGCCAGATTGGAAGCGCGGCAGGACCTCACAGAGTATTGGGTTAAAGGGTTCAAGGATGTTCGCTTGTATCTAATTGATGAGGCCTTGCAGCAACTGGAAGTGGAGACAAACAGGGCGTTGGCCGAGTTGGGTTTCAGCAGCGATTGGAGCATCAAATATTTGGTGGAGCGCACAAGTAAACAAGGCCGAGCGATGGTAGGGTTTAGTGTGCTGGTGAATAGCCCGTATAGTGACAAGCAGGTGCCATTCGCAGCATGGTCCGGTGGTGAGAAGCAACGTCTCAAGATAGCGGGCTCAATGGGGTTCATGTCGCTTGTGTCAGCTCGCACAGGGCTCGATCTCGGGCTCGAGGTATATGACGAGCCCACACAGCATCTCAGCCCTCAGGGGATCGACAGCCTGCTTGAGGCCCTACGGATAAGGGCACTGGAAACAGGCAAGCGTATATGGCTGGTGGATCATCACACATTAGACTATGGAGACTTCACGGCCACGGCCATTGTTAACAAGGACGAAGGAGGCAGGAGTACAGTATGGCAAAGCTAAAAACACCCGAGGCTGTGGAGGCCTGGGAGGAGGTGATGCAGTACAGTCCTAAGGCCTCTTTGAAACCTCCTGGAGTTAGATATGAAGATAGAGCAGAACGCTTTAAAAAAGCTGTGGACACACTTATACGGGAGGTACAAAACGAAACCGAGTTGGCGCTCATGCGAGGTGAGACACGGCACTTGGGCGAGAAACATATGCTTATCACTAGCATATACCAAGCACTGTCTTTGTGTTGCCGTCCAGTGCATCGGGAGGCAGCATTCGCAATAGTAAAGGAGGCATTGGACACTTACCTTGCCACAGCCTTCCCCGATCCTCCAAAGCGCCGCCAGCGAAGAAACTTGTTGCCTCATGTGTAGAAATCGCATTGTAATTGCTGCCCTGCCCCTAGGAGGACGTTTACGCAGTGTCAACGGTACGCAAGAAACGCAAGCGCAAGAAGGCCACGCGGACTCGCAAGAAAAAGAGTGCGAGGGTACGGACCACGATTCGTATAGGAAGGCCTCGCAAGTTAACAGACAAGCTTATCGAGGAATGCGTAGAGCTGGTATTAGAAGGCCTCCCGATCGAGCGTGTATGCGACTATTTGTCAATCAGTACGGCCTGTTACTATGCATGGAAGGACCGCGGCGAACGTTACTTGAACCAATTGCACGAGAGCAGAGGGGTTGAATATCCTGACGATGGGGATTGCGCTGTATTCGTGCAAGCGGTGGTTCGAGCAAAGGCAAAATGGCAGTTGGGCATCTTACGCCGCAGCTTCGGCGAGAAGAACAAAGCAACGTGGATAAGGGATATGACAATGATGGAACGCCGCGACCGAAAGCATTGGGGCCGCAGCGAATCCTTTGCCAATGTCACTGCGGCACCTCTGCCCGACGATTCATACCTCTAGTATTTAAAACCCTTCAAGCAGTATATTTAGACATGCAGGCCAACCTGTGTGGTCGCCAACATCTTTGGAGTTTAGAATGGTAACGGGACTAAGGAAACAGGACCGCGAGCTCATCAAGCAGATAGATCTTGTAGAGCAGCAACACACCGAGCTCGTTAAGGAGTATGGTGAGGTGAAGAAAATGTTTGAAGGCCTGCGTTTTAAGCGCATACAATTACAGAAGCAAATCGACAATTTAATGGGGGTCATTGAGGAGAATCAAAGTGGTGGTAAGTGAGGACAACAAAAGTGGAATGGATCCGCAGCTTTACGTGGAAACTTTAGGCCTGGAAAATATGTGGGGGCCGGATAGCGGAGATCAGTGTTTAATATTGCCTGACATAATGGCCTGTTTTAAAGACTGCAATGTGATTGCACTTCCTTATCCCTGCCCTGGATTGGCCATGTATCTTGGGGAGACAGGCAAAAAAGTATTGTACGGTTACATGCAGGGAGCAGATGCCGTATATTGGGGCACTCCCACAATCGTTGGCAATAAGGCCTTGTTTCCTAAATGTCTGCAACCAGGAGTGGATGCCTCGTATTGGACAAAGGAACGTGAAAGGCATCTAACAAGGGCTTGGGTAGAAAAGGCCGAACAGTTTAAGCTAAAGGTGATTGTGACAGGCTTAGGAACTGGGGATATATCTCCCGTCGAACGTATGTCTGATATGGGCAAAGGTGCCACGGTCGTGTCTTACAAAGTGTTCGGAGAGTTTTCGGACTGGGTTATCTGTAGACGGCTAAAATGACCTATCCGACAAAAGCTTTAGGCATACCGTATGTGGGCAACAAGTGGGCCCACATGAATATGTTCTCAGCGGCCTTGCCTGCAGGCGATCCTAAGCAATACCAATATCTGGACTTGACATTCGGTTGCGGCATTTGCAGTGTGTTCATGTACGAGCTAGGTTGCCGAACGTTTATCGCTAACGACGCCAGTCCTTATCCACGTTTGATTGCTGAGGCTTTGTTGGGGAGGAATGCACAGCCTATGCAACGGCAGGAAATACTTGACAGGGTGAATGCGGGATACCGAAAAGGCTGGACGGCCGAGAATGTCACAACCAAAGCAATACGTCGTAGGACGGCCTGCACTATTGATGCTGTGTGTATACGGAATCAGGATAGTCCCCTCCTGTTAGTTGCTATTGCGGCCGTATTATCCAATGGGGCAATGTCTGATTTTAGATATGGAACAACAAAGCACTGGTCAGCCGCCGATTTTCAATTTCTAGTAGCAAAGAAGGCCGATCGTCTCAGCCAGCGAGTAGGTACAGGCTGTACGACCAGGATTACGACAGAGGATTATCTCAACATTGATGAGGACCTGGCCTCATTGGAGAACTTTGTTTGCTACTTAGATCCAGCATGGCCAGCACAACCGGAAGCAGGCCGCAAACACGTAGGCAATGACAAAGTGTATGGTTTCTATGCACAGAAGCTGATGTCGGTACTGAGGCAAGAGGATCAGCCGATGCCGCATGTTTACGACGTGACGTTGGATGAGTGCTATGAAGGCATGAGACGTACGATCGAGTTATTGAGGCCTAAGAACAATGTTCTTATAGCTTATCAATCCCGGCCTGATGTAGTAGATGAGGTCAAGGAGGAATTGTTGGACGGCCTCAATTACC